AAAATTCCTATGAGCGCTTGCAAGCGTCCCAGGGGCGCTTAAAGAACCTTAACCAGCAGCAGGAAAAGATCAAGCAAAATGTTTCTGCAACCAAAACGGAAATACTGGGCACGGTTGGAGCCTATACCGCAGTTGCGGCGGCGATCTACGCCGGGCCAGTACAGGCGGCCCAGAAATACGAAACGGCGCTGGCAAAGGTGAACACCATAGCGGACACCACGCAAGTTCCGCTTGAAAAAATTTCGCAAGAGGTTATGGCCCTGTCCAACAAAACGGGCGTGGCGGCCAACGCTCTTGCGGAAGACGTTTATAATGCCATATCCGCCGGACAGGAAACCGGGGACGCCGTCAACTTTGTTTCGACAAGTACAAAATTGGCAAAGGCGGGATTTGCGGAAACGTCACAAACGCTGGATGTGTTGACCACGATCTTAAACGCTTATGGGAAAAGCGCGGATGAAGTGGGACACGTTAGCGATGTACTTATACAGATCCAAAACAAAGGAAAAACGAGCGTGGGGGAACTATCGTCCGTCATGGGCAAGATAATCCCCACGGCAAATTCCTATAACGTTTCCCTGGAACAGCTGGGCGCAACCTATGCGATTATGACAGCTGGTGGAATTAAAACAGCCGAAACAACCACCTATGCCAACTCCATGCTGAACGAGTTGGGCAAGAGCGGAAGCACGGCGGACAAGATTCTGCGGAAGGTTGCGGGCGGCGGTTTTTCCGATCTGATGGCAAACGGATCGAGCCTTGCGGAAGTGCTGAATATCCTACAGACGGAAGCGCAAAAGAGCGGGAAAACCATAAAAGATATGTTCGGCAGCGCGGAAGCAGGAACAGCGGCGGTAAAGATTCTGGAAGCTGGGGTGGATGGATTCAACGCCAGCGTAGAAGGGATGCTGAACAGCAAGGACGCAACCGACAAAGCGTTTGCCATAATGTCCGATACCACGGAAAACAAGATGGCGAAGGCCAAGAACAGCATAAACAATCTGCAAATTGTGCTGGGCCAGAACCTTTTGCCGATCGTAGGAAACGTGGCGGACAAAGTGGCCGGAGCGGTCACGAGGGTATCAGAATTTGCCCAGGCAAACCCGCAGTTGGTGCAAACCGTCATGAAGGTGGTTGGAGCGCTGGCCGCGCTGAAGCTGGGCGGATTGGGCCTAAAGCTGGGCTTCCAGGAATTGCGCCTGGGCGGATTTAAGGTGCAAACATTCCTGGAAACGTTGCGCAGCGGATTCCTGATCGCGCAGGCGGGCAGCATAGGGCTACTGGGGAAGATCAAAAACCTGGGGAAATCTTTTGGAACCCTGGGGGGCCTTAAAAACCTGCTGGGGCCGCTGGGCGGCATAGCCGGAAAAATCCTTCCCGTGGTGGGAGTGGTAACGGCGGTAATTACCGTTGTGCAGCTTCTACGGAAGAACTTTGACAAGGTGCGGGAAGCGGTAGGCCGGATTTTCGGGGAAAAGGGCCTGGAAGTCTTTGACAAGATCGTTGCAGCCGTTACGGCGGCGGGGGACGCGATAAAGAACGTGTTTTCCGGCGGGAACATGGACGCGGCCCGCCAGAAGATAGAAAGCATTTTCGGGGCGAAGGGAACGGCGGTTTTTGACGGCTTCATACGGGCCGCCCAGACCGTAGGAAGCGCGATCGGAAGCCTGGTGGGCTTCATCACGGAACACGTTGTACCAGTTGCGGAACAAGTGCTGGGCGTGATCGTGTCCGATGTGATACCGGGAATTGTCGGCGGCATACAGCAGGCGGCCCCGGTTATCATGCAGATCGTGCAGTCCATAGCGAATTTCATAGCGGGAATTATTCCGGTTATCGGCGGATTCGTAGCCGGGATCATGCCTGTTATCAGCGAGATCATAACGTTCGTTCAAACAAACGTTTTGCCCGTAGTCCAGCAGATTTTCAGCTTTATTGTTTCAACCGTGCTTCCGGCGATCGTAAGCGGCGTTCAATTCCTGGCAACCACAATTACGGCGGTGCTTTCAGCCGTTTTACCCGTGGTTCAGTCCGTTTTTACCACAATTTGGAACATAATACAGCCGATTTTACAGCAGATTTTCACAACGGTTCAAGCTGTCTTGCCGTCTATACTGGCGATCTTCCAGAACGTGTTCAACACCATAGGCGGCATAGTGAACGGCCTTGCAACGGTTCTTTCCGGCCTGATCCAGTTTATCACGGGCGTTTTTTCCGGCAACTGGGGGCAAGCCTGGGAGGGGATAAAAAGCGTATTTTCCGGCGCGTGGGATGCCCTGACAAGCATTGTAAAGGGCGTTATCAACAACATAATCGGAATTATCAACGGCGCTATTGCGGGGCTTAACAGCATCAAGATCCCAGATTGGGTTCCCGTTGTCGGCGGAAAGGGCGTGAATATCCCGCAACTGCCCACGTTCGCACGGGGCACAACCAACACGCCCAGCACCTTCATAGCGGGCGAAAAGGGGCCGGAACTGGTAACGAACGCCCCAGGCATGACCGTATACACGGCGGAGCGGACGCAAAAGATCCTGGAAACAAGCAACCGGGCCGCCGCAGCGGTGCAGGCCGCGCCAGCGGCGGTGCAGGTGGGCGGCTACGGGGGGAACCCTGTGGCAGAAGTGAAGACCGCGCCGGAAGTGACACGGAACCCAGGGCGCGGCGGCGGTACGCAGAATTTGACCGTAAACAATTCCCCCACGATCATAGTGCAGGGGGACAAGCCGGACGATCTGGATCAAAAGCTGGAAGCGAACAACCAGAAATTGATCCGGGAAATCCGAGAAATGCAGCGGCAGGACGCGGAAGACGAAAGAAGGGCGGTTTATGAGTAAGACATACAGAACCATACAAGGCGATATGTGGGACAAAATCGCCTATGAGCAAATGGGGAGCGTCTTATACACGGATCAGCTGATTAAGGCGAACGCCGATCATGCCGCTGTTGTTATCTTCCCCGCCGGGGTGGTTTTGACCATCCCGGCGGCGGAAGATCCCGTGGATATGCAGTTACCGCCGTGGAAAAGGGGGATTCTTGAATGAGCATTGCGCGGCGGGTTGAATTGCGCGTTGTGGCGATCGGCGGGGCGTTGCCGGAAGACCTGACAAACCGCCTTTTGTCCGCAGCCTACACGGACAACGAAGAAGACGCGGCGGACGATTTTCAATTATCCTATGACAACGCCGTAAACAGCGGGAACAGTCAATGGCTGGAAGTAAAGGCCACGATCGCGCCGCCGGAAACGGGGAAGCTGGTACAGCAGGAAATAACACCAACGGAAACCATTGACTATATCGTGCAGCGCGGGGATACTCTTTCCGGCATAGCGGCAAGGTATCTGGGCAGCGCGGCGAAGTATGAACAGATCGTGCAGGAAAACGGGATCAAAAACCCGGATTTAATTTACCCTGGGCAAGTGTTGAAGATCACAACCGGGGGACAGGTCACAGCAACGCCTACAGAAGCCGTACAGGCCGCCCAGGCGGCGGGGGATATGGATACATGGGGCGGAGCGGGAAACGCAGCCAGCGGCGGCGGAAACGGCGCGGGAAGCGGCCCGGCGGCCACGTCCGTTAAAATGGTGCAGGTACAGCTTGCACAACTGGACTGGAACGGAACCGGGCGTTGCGGCGTGCTGAACTGCGGCACGTTTGAGATCGACAGCGCCAGCCTTGCGGGGCCGCCGATGAAGACCACATTAAGCGGAACTTCCATTCCGTACACGTCCACGCTACGGATGCAGAAGAAATGTAGGAACTGGGAAAACACAACCTTGCAGGCAATCGCCGGACAGATCGCCGGGGAAGCTGGCCTGCAACTTATGTATTTGTGCGCTGACAATCCAAAGTATGCGAAAAAAGAACAGGTGCAGCAATCGGACATACGCTTTTTACAGACGCTTTGCCACGCGGAAGGAAAAGCGCTGAAAATCACGGAATTAGCCGTGGTTATCTTTGACAAGCAGGACTATGACGGGAAACCGCCCATTAAAACCATTACTTACGGAAGCAGCGATATTCTTTCTTTCCGGCTGTCCACGAACATGAAGGATACGGCATACACAAGCTGTCATGTAAGCTATTCCGATTCCGAAAAGAAAGAAACGATAGAATACACGTTCACGCCGGACAGCAGCGCGGGAACGGGGCAAGTGCTGGAAATAAACGAAAAGGTTGCAGACACGGCGGAAGCCATGCGCATTGCAAAGAAGCGCTTGCGGGAAAAGAACGAAGGGGAAATAACGGCAAGTTTTTCTATGGTGGGGGACGTGCAACTTGTGGCGGGCGTGGTGGTTCAACTGCGGGGCTTCCAGTCCTTTGATCGGAAATACCGCGTAAAGAGCGCAAAACACAAGCTGTTAGGCGGATACACCACCGACATTGAATTAGTGCAGATATTGGAGGGGTATTGATGGCGGGAGAAAACGGCGCTTCCTTGCAAATGGACAAAGACATACTGGACGCGCTGAAAAGGATAATCAGAATAGGCGAAGTGCAGACCTTTGACGCGGTAACGCGGAAGGGGCGCGTAAAGTTCCCGGACAAAAACGGGCTGAAAAGTTCAGAACTGAAATTTGTTGCCCGGCCCCGCCACATTGCGCCGAACAAGCAGCCGCCGGATCAGGAAGACGATCTGGTAAAAATAGCGTGCAGCCATTGCCCACACCAGCACGAAGCATATGTAATGGACTGGAACCCAAAGCCGGGGGCATGGGTGCTGTGCATTATGCGCCCGGACGGGAGCGGGGACGGGTACGTTGTAGGGGAGGTATAGGCCGTGGGGAAGCTGGGAAGTTTGGGATCTCTGTCCTTTGTGGTATCCAGCAACACCATAAGGACGTTTGAAAAACTGCAATGGGACGTAGGGGCAAGCTACGCCACGCACGATCGGCACATGATGCCGGATCTTCTGGAATTTCTGGGGCCTGACCTGGAAACAATCAGCCTGCCCATAAAGTTTTCCGTCTTCCTGGGCACAAACCCGATACAGGAAGTGGAGCGGTTGCGGGCCATGATCAGAAGCGGGACGGTGGAACGGCTGGTGCTGGGCGGCCACGTCTACGGGGGCTATAAATGGGCCATTACCAAAATGTCCGCAGAATTGAAGACCTTTGACAACCGGGGGAACTGCTGGGCGGCAAATACCACGCTGTCACTGAAAGAATACGCCAGGAGGCAAAAACCGTGTCGTGGATATTGAAGAACAACGGAAAAATTCTGGAAGATATTTGCCTTGACCCGCAGACGGTGGAAGAAGAAGTGCTGATAAACGGCGCGATCATTCTTGACAGCTACTTAAAGTCTGTCACGCTGATCCGGGGGCTGGGCATGAATACAGACCGATTGCACCGCCCTGTAAACGTGGTGGCGAATGAGATCGTGGCGAATATCCACGATCAGTTTGAGCAGTACGAACCACGGGCGATCCTGGGGGAAATCACGGTTGCGGCAAACAACGTTCACGGCGATATGGACATAACGGTTGAAATTGTGGGGGTGAAGAAGGGATGATCAAGCGGGAATACCCGGACATTGAATTTGTGGAAACAGACACGGAAACCGTGGAAAACAGCATGATCGCGCTGTTTGAATTGATGTACCAGGAAATGACCGGGAAGAAGAAAAAGGTTTACCCGGCTTCCCCGGAACGGCTGTTCATTGCGTGGGCCGCCAGCATCGTTATTCAGCAGCGGATCATAATCAACGAAACCGCAAAAAAGAACGTGCCGCGCTATGCGAACGGGAAGTATCTGGACAGCCTGGGGGAACTGTTCAAAGACACGTTCCGGTTGCCGGAAGCGCGGGCAAACGCCGTTTTCCGCTTCCACATTTCGGAGCCGCAGCAGCAAAGCGTGATCGTGCCGCAGGGGACGCGGATCAACTTTGACGGGGAAATCGTCTTTTCCACAACGGAAGAATTGGAGATCGCAGCTGGGGACACCTACGGGGACGTTCTGGGGGAATGTCTTACGCCGGGCATTGTGGGGAACAACATAGCAGCCGGGCAGATCAAAGAAATTGTGGATACATACGATTTTTTCTGGAAGGTGGAGAATATCACCCGGACGGCGGGCGGCGCGGACAAGGAAAGCGATCAAAGCT